TTGGTGTTTGTTTCATGGTGTAAAGATAGTTAAATTGTTTGAAGGTATTGAATGTACTTGTCAACATAATCTGCCTTGGTGTCATCATCGTAATACCCCCGATGTTCCATTTCATACAAGAACATGGACTCTTGATACATCAACTTGATTTGGTGTGGGTCTCCATTGGTGTACTCGTAAACATACTTCATGTTCTCAACCAACTCCATTTCTTTGTTTGACAAGAGTCGGAGGATTGTTGCCGTATCCAATGAATGAGATACAGTACAAATCATGAAAAACGCTGAGTCAAACTCATCCATCACCTTTACAGGGATTCCGATGGCTTTGGCGTGTCTTGCTTTGGGTGTCATTTGTTTCATAGTGTAAAGATAATACTTTGGTTTGACTTATACAAATTTATTTTACTTTTTTTTAGTACGCTCCTTCTCTTGGAACAACATTGATGTACTCAACTTTGTTCCCCTCCATCTTGACGAACGCTCTGAATCTGAAGTCAAACTTCACACGATAGATGTTCTTCCCTTCGTAACCAGGAATCCACATCTCAGACACATCGTATGCGTCCTTGAATGACTTGGGGTCAATCCCTTTGGTGATGGTCTCAACCAATGAGATGAACTTCTTCTTGGTGCCTTGAGGCATTCCGTTTACAACTTTGATGTCTTTCTTGGGTAGTGATTTGGTGATGTCTTTCATAACAATACAAAGATAGGGATAATCTTCGTATCTACAAAATTATCTTTACCGGTTTATCCACATTCTTTTGTTGATATGTGGATAACTTCCAATTTAACATAATGTTTATTATCTTACTAACGAACGCTAGTTAGACTAACACTTGTTAGTTGTTACAACAACAAACCAAAAATTCACGAAAAAAAAAGTTTTTTTATTTTCATATCCAAAAAATTCAGGAAAAAAAATTATTTTTGAAATTATAAATTGTAATAATTTTTGAAACCTTTTCTGTTGGACTTGGTTACATAAAATAATTCTGACTCATTGATGTTGTTATTAAGAATTATTTCTACCAATGTTTCTATTTTTTGTACACATTGTTTGTCGTTGAAATCTTCAGGATAATTTAAGAATAAATTAATTCCAAGTGTTATAAATCCATCACCCAATGTTTCCATCGTATCAGGTATGTCTGTCACAAATATGTATCTCTTGTTGAAGATTACCTTATCCATATTTAATTCTATGGTGTTTTCAATTGATTTAAGGAACTTTCTTAGGTTATGCTTATAGTTGGTATCAATTGACTTGATATAACACTTTATATCACAATAAATAGATTTTGGTCTTTCCCTATTTATTATCCCAACTTCAAGTTGAATGTTGTCATAAGTTTTTGTTTTGTATACTCTTCCGAACTTCTTTGTCATAGTTAAAATATAAGAAATAAAACTGACATTGTAAAAACAAAAAACCCTAACGAGTTGGGACTTAGTTAGGGTTATTGTTTCTATTGTGGGTACAATTAGAAGTAGTATAAGTATAGTAATATCTTGGTTATTAGTAAATACTAGTTATTTTGTTTGCTAGTGCTGGTTATTAGAGTACTGGTAATATCCCTTGAAGATTTATGAAAGTGATAAGTCCCCCTTACCCCCATAACCAATTTAACATTAGTTATAAGAATAAGACCTTACCACCTTTACATCTTGAATCTTTGATGTTGTCTTTTATAAGTCCCTGAATTATAGACAAGTGAGTTATATCATTTCAGACATAACAAACAAATTATAGTAATTAAATTTCATTCAGTAAAGCATGTCTTAATTTTTTTTAGAATATATTTATCAAATATGGGTAAACAACAAATTGAGTCATATCTCAAAAGAAGAATGTTAACAGAGACAGGTTGGGTTTATTTCTGTAGAATATGTGGGGACTATTTGAATGAGGACCAATTCTACAAATCTAAGACAGGACCATTTAAGATTGATACAAAGTGTAGAATACATTACACCAAGAAAGATAAGGAGGATGACGGTACAATGGATTACATGAAGTTGGACCCACTATCAGATGAGGACTTTGAAGGGGCTCAGAGACTATTAGAGACACTCGGATACAAATTTGGTATAGATACTCCACCCATATGGAAACAATTTAATACAAGACATAATTTAGATGGCATACAAAAAGATTAACAAAGTAATTTATTTAGATGATGAAGAGATGGTATGGTGTTCAAAAGAAAAAGAATACATACCAGCCGTTGAGTTTGAACTTGATAAGAACGGTAACTTCAAAATGTGGTGCATTAAATGTGCCGTAGCCATGTCTGAGGACCAACGTGAGATGTATGTTCAATCAGCCAAACACAGAAAGGATTTTGATTCTGAACAATCAAAGATACTTCTTGAGAACATTGGATACAACTATGACAGTGAATATACAATCCACGAACAATTTTTAATCAAACATAATTTGGTTAAGTGAAATCTTATTTGTACCTTCGTGGTATGAAAGACAAAACCATTTACTACACTGACCCAGCATTGGGTTTGCTTCAAATCAAAATCCCATTCAAACAGTTGTGGGACAGTTCTCGTGAAGGAATGGATGTTCCACCTGAAATCAGATTGGAACACATTCAGGATTGCATCAAAGCAGGAAAACAAATTGATGTCATGGTTGCATCAATCCTTCATTGGTTGTGTTTCATGGGTGAGAAACCAAAAGGTGATGTGCTTTACTTTCACAATCCATTTGACTTGAACTAAAAATAAATTTTGTAATTAGAAAACTAAACCTTAACTTTGAAATATGGAAAAGACACTTGAACAAATGACAGAAGAGTTGGTGAAAAATGGAAAGGTTGAACTTCCTTACATCATCATTCCAGAATATGATGAGTTGAAAGTTTTGGAAAAAATGTTCAAAAGAAATCAAAAAAGTCTTTTGAAAGATTTCCAATCAATCAGTTCAATTTCAAACATTTTGAAAGAGCATGGATTGAAACCAAGAATTTTCAATTATGGAATTCAAACATGTGATGGTTATGTTCGTGAATTCATCCCAATGAATTCAAAATTGATTCGTTATTCAGTTCAAGGAGTTGGTTTGGGATTGATTCACGATGATTTTGATTTGAAATTTCTCATCACACCCACAGCACTTTGGCTTCATCACATTGAAGTGAAGAACAAAGAAAAAGGTTTTGGAACATTTTTGATGAACATCATTTTGGATGTGATGGATGAATTCAAAAATCAAATTGCTTGTGTCCCAACTGACATCAAAGGAACTCAAACTGAATTGTTGAGAATCAGACAATTCTATTCAAGTTTTGGATTTGTGAAAGAAAGAAAAATCATTTACAGATATCTTCCAAAATAAATTTTGTAATTAAAAAACTAAACCTTAACTTTGTACTATGAAAACACAGACATTCAAATTCAAATCAGATGCTCAACTCATCAAGGAAAACAAATTGTTCAACAACTCAACTCGTGTTGTCAATGAATTCATGTCAAAAATTGATTCTGTTGAAGAAGCATGTTCACCACAATTGGTTCGTGAATTGAAACAAAACCAAAAACAATTTCAAACAAGTTGGGAAATGACCAAAGCCTTCAATGACATTTCACCATTGTTTTATTTGATTTCATATTTCAAAGAATACAAATTCTCACAATCAGAGATGATGGGAATGACTGGATGTCTTCCAAGAGAATTTCAAATCGTGTTCGCAAAACACTTTGTCAAACCAAGATAGACCTTAAAACCATCAAGGGAGTGGTGTCCCTCGTTTCATAACACACAAGTGGGAGTTGATGGTCTCCCACTTTTTTTTTGAAAAATTCACGAAAAAAAAATGTTTTCAAATTTGAACCAACCAAAACTTTTTACTATATTTGTGGTATGGAAAATAAGTTAATCATAAATTTCAAAAGAAATAAAAGGACAGTTCAATCATTGGAAGTACCAGTTGAAATGTTAAAAGAATTTAGACATCATGTTAGTTATGTTCACAAAAATATGACAGATGGAACTTGGACAATCTACATCACAATCAATATCAAATAACATGGGACAGACAAAAAAAACCTACGCTGAAATGACAATGGAAGAATTGTTGGGACATTATCCTGGTCATGAGGATGATGATTACCAATACGAAGAATACAGACAAAGACAACTTGAAGCAGAACAACAAGCATACGAACAACACTTAGCAGACAGATATTAATATGAAAAACTACGAAGACAAAAAACAAGAACTGATTGTCAGACAATCACAAATCAACGCTTTGATTGAATATTTCAAACTCGTTGACAAAAAACCAAACCTCAGTGATGTAATCAAAATTTCCACCATGATGGAAAAATACATTCACAATGGTTACTCAAAAGAATTGGGTGAATCATTTGTGAAGATTGATGAACACATCAACACAATCAAGTAATCGTCCATTTGCTTAAACCCTCTGAGTGATGCCAGGGGGTTTATCTTATGCCTCTTGAATTTGATGCTGAACCATACCAAGTAGGTAAAGTTGAGTCAGCACATAGTGGTCCCATAGCATTGAACGAACCACCTCTCCAAGCACTATTACCCCAATAGTAAGAATTACCAGGCATTGTAATCTGTGAGTTAAACGCAGATTTAACCTGTGGTGGTAATTGACCATCATTAAGATTTCCGTTGTTGTATTCAGGATACCAACCTGAACGGAATATCAAATGTCTTCTCATTAAGTTATCTTGGAACTCTGCTTGGTTATTAGCATTTGTTTTAAGATATTGTAATGTTTTCAAATCAACTGGTTGACCCTGTTCACTTCTGTTCTGAACCAATCCAATGTTGATGAACTTAACCCAAAAGTTGTCCAACGCCAAGTAGTAAGAGTAAGCAATCAAAGTAGGTTGAACGTAGTTATTCAACAACTCTTTGTATCTAATGTTTGCTGGTAAACTAATGTCACCATTATCAACCAACTGTTGTAATTTTTCATACAAGTTTGTTCCAAGTGTTTCTTGGATTTGAATTGCTTGAGCCTGTTGAATAGCAAATCTTAATTCAGAAGAGTCAACATTATCGGTAATCGGAGTATTATCTTTAAGTTTTTGCTCTGAGATAAATAAAACATTATAAGTCATCTTACACTATATTTTGTTGGGTTATGGTCAAATCTATTTCTTGACCTGGATATATTAATTCAAATACATCTTTTAACTCACGGTTCATAAATGTCTGTAATGGGTTAATAGATGTCTTTAAGAACAATTGATAGGCTGTTTGTAATTGCTCAGATGATGATGAAAATCCACCAGGGTTTGGAAGTCCAATCAAAGACCCGTCCACAATTTTATGACCTGAAAGGATTTGTTTTTGGACCAACTCAAACACCTCAGAATAGAAACCTTGTTGTAGGTTTGAACTGATTTGTGTGATGTCAGGTTTTTCATTTGAATCTCCATAAGATACAATTACCCTACCTGCGTTTTCTGAACCCTGATAACGGTTCTCAATGTTTCTTAAGATTTGAGTTTGTTCGTTTTCAGAATCAGGAGCAGGAGTGTTGAAATGTACCCATAGTGAAGGGTTTGCTCCATTTATTAAATTGGCTAAGTTATAGACCGTTATTTGGTGGTTTAGACGTATATCATTGATGGTAGATAGATAGTCAGGTGCTCCGTAGTATTCATAACCTGGTTGGAACATTCTAATATGAACGATTTGTCTATCAGTAAAGTTCATTGGGTCAAACTCAGAAAATTCAATCATACCTGCTTTTCTCCAATTAGCCCAATCTCTACAATAAAGGTATTTGGTTGCTGGTGCTCCAAGTTCAATTGGTTTGTGAACCCTCATGTATTTTGATGGAACAATGTGAAAACCTGCAATACCTTGAGACCTGTCTTGTCTCCATACAATTTCCAAGAATAAATTTCCTGTAACAATTAGTTCAAAGTATAATTGTCTTCCAACGTCATTTAATGTTTGTTTTGAGTTAACTTTGTAATCGTTAACATATCCTGCTCCAAAGCAGTTATCTACTTTTGAACGAACACATGCGTTGTGAATTGGAGACATGTCCAACAATCTGTATAGTTCTTCAGGGAACATGTTATCTAAGCCCCAACTAACAAACGCATTGTTTCTATTCACATTTTCTGTGAAATTGGTTAGGGTATCTACCGCAAATGTTAATTTCTCTACTTGAATCATCCTTCGTATATCTTATAAATATCACTTGTTCCAGAGTAAGTGATAGGGTTAGTTGAGGCTGAGTAGTTCACCTGAGCAATGGTCTCATAAACTACATCATATGCCAAAGCAGGATTTGTATTTCCTGATAAGGCTGTTGATTGCTCCCACACCTTAACATAATATTCACCTTCTATTAAGTGAACATTTGTTTGTCCTGTCATTGTTGCCCCTGTCAAAAATGCCTCAGGTTGACTTGGGTCTATTGTAATACTAAATAAATCATAACCAGGTGAATAACCAACACTTGGTTGAATTCTAAATGGAACGAGCCTCCAAACCTCCTGTGAAAGTTTATGCTTAAATGAAAACAAATAACAAACTGAACCAGTCAAGTTTTTGTTTCTTGAACACGTTGCGTTTGCATTATTATATCCTTCGTTTAGTATTATCATCTTAATATGTGTTTCTACCTATAGTTGTTGCCCAAGTATTGACTATGCTTGATAGGGTAGTGATTTCTGATGGTGTTAATCCATTTCCTAATGATGAGAAACCTATTTGTTTAGTACTATACGAGGTTGGTGTTCCGTTATCATTTGTTGCGTTAAGATAGAACGAGAATGCAATTGTTCCATTTGTTGCTGTAGTTCCGCTCAAATTAGACGCTCCGTTCTTAAACAAGTATGTTGTGCTATCACTTGTTCTTGATGCCACAAAATAACCTGTTGTAGCACTATTGGCTGATGCTGAATCCGTAGCCAAACCAATTGAGTTTATATTATATTGTCTGTAATTTCCACCAAACGCAATGTAGTTTGCTGCGAATTCACTATAAGTTCCTGAACCCCCACTACCACTTCTACAACCCATTTCAAGTTGATTTCCAGCGGATGATTGAGTTAATGAATAATAAGACATGTGAGTTGAAGTTCTACTCAATGTGCTTCCTGTTAAGTGTGTAATCGCAAAAGCATTAGAACCATTACCAGTAGCACCACTTGCGTTATAACTCCATCCACCAGCCCAACTCAATCTATAGGCTGCATTTGTATCAAGTGGGTTTTTAGCATTGAATTTACAACCTGCAG